GAAATAAAAGCCTTAGAAGCCCGGGCCGCCGGCGTTGGCGTGGCGGTAAAAGAAGCCACCGAAACCGAAGCGGCCGACCCTAAAACGTTAGGCGATTTATTAGGCATTCCTGAAGATACGCAACAAGATATAAAAGCGGTACAAGGCGCCTTGCAAACCGTTACCGGCGAAATTCAAAAAGCCGTAGCGCAACGCGTAGAAGCCTTACAAAAAGAAGTAGACTTCAGGAACCAAAGAATAGGCGAAATTCAATCGGATTTAACCAACGAAATAGAATTAAATAAACTAGGTAAGGCATCCAATATAAAAGAAGTAAAGGAACAATTAGAAGCCGAAAAGGCCGCCCGGGACAAAGCCGAAGCCGAAAAGAAACAAGCCGCAAAAGCTCAATTCGCTATTGATACGGCCTTACAAGCTAGTAACCTAATTACTTCTATAAGTTCGTTGTATTCGTCTTTGGCCGGTTTGCCGTTTGGTGTTGGCGTAGCTTTAGCCACGGCCTTAAGCGGCGTTTTATTGGCTTCTTTTATTGCTAGTAAAAGCCAAGCCGCAAGCGCCGCCGGTTTTGCCGACGGGGGATATACGGGGGACGGCCAAAAGTACGAAACGGCCGGAACCGTACACCGTGGCGAATGGATTATACCAAAAGAAAAAACGCGCGAATTAGGCTTGCAGGGCGTGGCCGTTTCTGATTTCGACGATGTTTTAGCCGCTAACTATTCCGGAATGCCAAAAAGCGGCCGCAAAAATAAAAACATTGACAAACAATTAAAAGCCAATATAAGCGCCCAAAAAGCCGAACGCTTGCAAGCGTACCGGGACGGCGTACAAAGCGCCATAGTAGGGCAAAATTCTATTTTAAAAGGCATTTTAAAGGCTACGGAAAACGCGCCGTTAGTATTCCCGTTGAATGATAATAAATATTTGATACAACGCGGAAAATATAAAACAGAAATTAAACGAATTAAAAAATAAATTATTGATTAACTAAATTTTTATAAAAATGGAAAAACACAAAATTAGTAAGGACCTTAAAAAATGGACCTTAGACAAAAGTAAACTAAGTAAAGAGGATTTAGAAGTATTAAAAATTGTAAATTTTCCGCACGCTTTAGGCTACCGACAAACCGCACAAAAAAGGATTAAAAGACGCCGCGCAAATAACGGCTTTATAGATCCGCAAAGCTACGATATTAACGAGTTTAAATATACAATTACTAATAAAAACGTAGCGTTTTTTGATATTGGACGGCACACGGCCAAAGGTAAAACGCCGGAACAATTAGCCCGGGCGTCTCAATTTATAGAAGGCGTTTTAAAAACGAAGGCTAATAAATTCGTTTATATAGATGCTAACTATATCGAAGACGAATTAAACGAAATTTTAACCCGTTTTAGTAAACCTAAATTAACGCCCAATATGCAAGCCCCGGCCGAACCTATAAAGGCAGTAAAAAAGGCCGTTAAAAAAGGATTAACGCCCGAACAGATAGAAACGGCAAAAGATAAACTAACTACGGGCGAAATGGACTTAAAAGAAACGGCTAAACTTTTAGGCGTTACGCAAAAACTAATAAAAGAAACCTTAAAACTTTAAATTATGCCAAAGCCTAAAAAATATTTGTACCGAAAATTACCGCACTTTATTAAAAATGCAACCGGTAACGATTGGCAAAAATGCAGCGAAGCGGACAAACAGAAAATTAATAGAATGTTTCCGGGGGCCTATGAATTTAAAAAAATAGAAGCCAAGAAACCGCCAACGCCGACGCCGAATATGTTAGAAGGCGAACCAAAAGAAAAATAATTTAGGAAAATTGAAACATTAAAATAAAAAAATAGTATATTTATGGAAAATCAATTTAATATAAAGGACGTCGTAAACATTACGGCCGATATTTTAGGCGCCACGCCTACGGACCTATTAGAAAAAATAGGGGAAAACGAAATACAAAACGCCGATCAATTAACTAGCTTTTTAAAGCCCTATGCCGTAAAAAGGTATAACGATTTAAGAGACGAAAGCCTAAACAAAGGGTTTAGACAAGCTAGTAAAAAAGTCGAACGGCTTTGGTCTGAAGTATTTAACGAAGATATAACCGGCAAAAAGTTAGAAGATTTATTCGTACAACACCGGGAAAAATACACCAAAGCCCCACCAACCACGGCGGACAAAACAAATATTACATTACAAAAGGCGTTACAAAGTAACGAGGTAAAAACGTACATAGACGGCCTAAAAGCCGCCGCAAGCGAAGCCGAAGCAATTAAAAACGAATTTAATAGTTTTAGAAATTTGCAAAGTATAAAGGCCGAAGCTATGAACGTACTAAGCCAAAACGGGGCAAATTTTAGCACAAACCCACAAATTAAAGCGCGCCAAATAGCCGCTTTAGAAAGTGAATTAAAAGCGCTAAAATTTACAAAAGAAAACGGGCAAATAGTCTTAATAGACGCCGACGGCGCGCCCTTATTTAATAAGGAAACCGCGCAAAATTGGGCTTTTAATGATTATATTAAAACACTTAGCCCGGTTGACTTTTTGCAGCCCCAAACAACAAAAGAAAATAAAAATACTTTTGTTCCAAGCGATAAAGGCCAAGGCGGAAACGCGCACGGGTTTACACCTAATCAATTAAAAACTTTAGGTTATGAAGATTTTAAAAGGGCGTTAAATTCGGGCGACACCGAAAAGGCAAATTTTATACAGGAACAAATGATAATTAACCACGAACAAAATTAATATTAAATCAAAATTTTTAAAAAATGGCAAATGATTTCACAGCGTCGGTTATTCCAATTTTACGCGCTAAATTAGACACAATATTCAAAAGCAAAGCGACGGTAAACCCGGAATTAACAAACGTACCCGTAGCAGCAACGGCCGTACTTGAAAAACAAACGGCTAACATTTTACCTTTATACGAAGGCGCCGGCGATCTTTGCACGGGGGTTAAAGTAATTTATAACGTAGCGGATGATACAAGCGCCGCAACTGTTAGCGCGACGCCGATTGCGTCCGATTGTCAATTAACAACCGGCGATACAATGAGTACGGCCGCCCAAGATTTCGACTTTAATGTTTTTATTAAAGAAAAAATACAATTAAATGATAAAGATTGTGACAATTTTAGCAAATTTGTAGACCGTACCGCTTTTTTACTTGGTCACAAAATGTCGATGATGGTACAAGGCTTTAACGCTACTGTAATTAATAGCTTAGAAGCTAATAAAAGCGTAGCAAGCGCGGCAAATTTACCGGATGATGTTACAATAGTTGGCGCCAATTATACAATTTCCGGCGCTCAATTTTGGTCCGGCGAAGGCGCGGCCGATACTTTGGCAATTTTCGACCAATTGGCCCGGGTTAAAGGTCTACCAAATAATTATTATATTATTTCGGGAAAATCTTTGCGCGTTCCTTACGATATAGCACGCGACCACGCCGCCAACGATAACGAAAGAAGTTACTCTTTAACGTTCCAACGCCGCGAAATTTTTTGGGATGAAGATGCCTTAGATGTTCTAGTAGGCGCCGAAGTTGTTTATTTAATTGACCCTAACGCTTTAGTAAGCTATTTTATGGCCGACTATTCAGCCGAAGGCGAAATGATAGGCGACACGAACAACACAACAAACTTTAAATTACCGCTTACTTTTTTCGATCAATACCAAGACGCTAGCGGCAATATGAAGGCTTTACAATTTGCAAACGACGGCGTTTTACAACCGGTTGAAATTGACGTAAGATACCAAAAGAATTGCGACACGACGGCCACAAAATACGGCAAACCAAGTTTGACCCACGTTTGGGAGTTGGATATGGTGGGCTTATTCGATTTAGTGCCAAGCGTTGGCGACAATACCGGAATTATTCGCGTAGATAAAGCATAAAAAAAATAAATGTCTTTAGATTGTTTAAATAATATTATTGGATTAAGCGCAACGCCTTGTAATTGTTGGGACGCTCAAAAACCGGTTAATTTTAACGAATTAAACGAAAGTAAAAGCGGCCTTTATGTTATGCAGCCGGACACGGTACCGGTACGTTGGACTAATAGCGCCGCCGATTGCGAAAACGGCGGCGTTTGGTCCCTAGCATTAGGCGCCCGGACGCAAGCAATCCGGGACTTTTTAAGCGACTATTTGGCTGCTACTAAACAAGTAAAAGCGGAGCAATTTTTACCGTTCACGAATATTGGCGATAACTACTATAAAAAGGCCGAAACGGTAAAAGCAACCACGGCGGCCGTATGGTTGGAACCCTACGAAATAAGAGGCGCTAAATTAAGAATAGACGCGGTACAAATTGCATTTTGGGACGGTATAACAACGCCCCAAAATATAGATATTAATATTTATTCAAACTTAGACTTTACCACGCCAAAAGCGACGGCGACCGCAAATGTAACGGCAAATAAACAATATTTTACGGCTACTTTTGCGGCGCCTTTTATTTTTGATTTGGGCGACATACGAAGCGATTTAAACGAACGGTTTTATATTACTTATACAATACCGCCCGGCGCGCGTCCCGTTAGCAACCAAATAGAACGCGGTTGCAAATGCAGCAACGCCGCAAAATATAGGAATAATCCATATTTACAAACTATGTGCTTAGGCGGCGCCCAAGCGGCCACGGTTGCGGAATTACAAACCGCCCCGGTTTACGGTTCGTCAAATATGAACGGCCTTTATTTAAACGCGTCTTTAGATTGTGATTATTATAGTTGGCTTTGTGACTTAGCACAAAAGCCGGACGCCGTAACGGTTGCAAGCGGTCAACGTTTAATGTTAGGGATGGCCTTAGCGGACGGCCTACAAGCAAAAGCGATTTTTAATTTAGTTGATAGTATTTTAATGTCGGGGCGAATAAATCATTATACTATGGTTTTGGATCCTAAGCAGCTATACCAAATTAAAAACCACTATTTAAAAATTTACCGGGCCGCTATTAATAACCTTGTTTATTATATGCCGGCGGATGTTTCCGACTGTTTAATATGTCAAAAAAATAAACGGCTAATTAAGGGCCAAATTTTAGTATAAAAAAAAACTTTTAAAATGAGTGCAATAAATATTTTTAGCATTGATTGCAGTACGGTAACTTGTCCCGACGGCGCACTAGGCGCAATGGATATAATAAGCCAAAATTGCAACGACAATATAGTACAAAGTGAAATAAACAGTATTATACTTTGGCACCCAACACTAGGAACCGCCCCGTTAAATTGGGGGCCGTCTATGGTTGTGGCTGATTTCGATATTGATAACACGGACGCAACCGACGCAAAACAAAAACAAATTTACGGTCAAGGCGATATGCCCACGCCCGAATTTCAAAGCGTAGTAACTAACAATTTTAATACCGTAGATATAGCGGCTACTTTTACGCTAAATTTTGATATTTTCGACGTTGGGGCGCAAAGCTATGATTATCTTAGAAAATTACAATGCGCAACGGTTAAACCGTATCTTATTTTTTCAACCGTTGGCGGCTATTTATACGGCAAAGACGGCGGAATAGTACCCACACAATTTAGATTAAGCCCCGTTTTAGAACGTGGCGAAGAAAGCGTAGAAAAATGGCAATGCGTTATTACTTGGAAAAGTAGAACGGCCCCGGACCGCGTATCAAATCCGCTACCGTAGCAAATAAAAACTAATAAAAGGCCAAACCAAAATATTAAGCGTTTGGCCTTTTAAATAATAAAAGGAAAAATTTAAAAATGCGCGCAAAAATAACCGCATATAATAATAACGCCACCACGGGCGCCGGTTGTTCTGATTTCGGCCTTTCTTGTTATTGGGGTAACGACTATAAAAACGTTTTTTATATTTGTGGCGACTTAGGGCGTTCTACTTTTAAAGATATAATCGAAACAGAAACCGATATTACCGGCCAAACCGAACGCGTACAAAATACAAGTATTGAACGCTTTAATTTATCTGTATTAGCTATTAGCCCTTTATTACAATTTTTAAAAACTTTAGATAAACACGAAGTTAAACAAATAACGTTTTTAGATACGGGCGAAACCTACAATATTAAAAATATTGATATTGAAGATCAAGGCCAAATACTAACGCCCACGAATTTAGTTTATATTAATTTTGAGGATGAACCAATAAGCCAAATAACGCCGAATTTTTACGAATTAGACGCCCAAAAAGGCGCGTATTGGGATAATAACGGCGACGGGACCCCCGACATAAACGGCGATTTTCAATATTTTACGACTTTTGATAAATTTGCTAGTATTCAACTTTATTACGAAGCCGACGGCATAACGCCGGCAACTTCGGGCGCGGTTAATTTGTTTGTTTATGCTATTAGCAGCGATGATAACGCTAATTTAATAGGCTTTTTTAGCGGCAATTTTGGCGATACCTTAAACGATGCTACAAAATGGCAAAGCACGCAAGCAATTTATAATTTTTTCGACGGCGGCGCGGTAACTATTGGCAACGGTTTAACAATAGCCTTTTTTAAAAAGGCATTTGCCGAAGCTAACGGCTACCTAAGTGACGAAACCGAAACAAGGGCCGTAAAATTGCGTTTTGATCTAAGCATAGACGGCAGCGCGACCCAAAGTTCGACAATGAATTTAGTTTATACAATAGCCGGCGCTTTTCACCGGGCCGAAACGCAAAACACAACGACCGGTATTTATGGCCTTAGAACTCTCGGTAAAGCCACACCCCAAGAAAAAAACACGCTTAACACCTTACAAAGCATTGAACAAATAGGCGCCACTTCTAGCCTAATAACGGCGTTTACTTTAGATAGTACAACACCGTTTAGTAATGTTTATACTATTGATGTTACCGACAACGTAGAAAAGGCGTATGCCGGCGCAATTACCACGGCCGGCGGTTATACCGGCGAAAACTTTAGGGCCACCGAAAACCGGTTAAATTTTAATTTTGGACCGTCTGAATTAGCGGCCGTAATTCATTCTAACAATGTACTAAACTTTACTACCGGTTCGACGCCCTATGAATTTAGTATATTTTGGACTTATGAACGCTTTGGCGGTTTGTATTCTACATACGGCGATATTACCGCCGCCGGCGCGGCCGAAGCCCAACTAAACGGCGTAACGGTTGCAAATTTTCCATTAATAACGCCCGGTAGTGCCTCGGTATTTGGTACGCAAATTTTCACGCTTACAAATTTAGGCGTTAATACTGTTAAATTTACTTTACCAACTAATACCGGGTTTAATATTTTTACAGAATTTCAAGTACAACTTAAACCGCTTTTTTAATGTATATTCAAAAAGGAAACAAAACCGAAATTTTACCGCCTTTGGGCTTTGGCTTTTTAGATATTAGCGAAAACGGGGCCGAAATAGTACAACTTTTAAAAGTAGACTTTAAAAAAGATTGTAAATATTATTCTAATTTACAATTAAACGCCCTAAATACCGGCTTAATTAGTCAAACCATATATAACGGCATAAAAGAAAACGAAGGCGAAAAAACGGCAATTATACAAGTAGGCACGGCAACAATAGAAAAAAGCAAATTAACGGCAATAATACCGGAAAATTTACAAATAAATTTAGATCTAAAAACCAAAGATATTATTCAAGGCGTTGTTAATGCCGGTTATCAAATAATAATAAAATTATAAACTTTATACAATGGCAATTTTAATACAGAAACTTACAAACGTTGTTAATATTATAGATGACACACGCGCGGCCGGGGAACAAATTATAAATTCTTTAGGCGTTTATTGTGTCGCAAAGGTACAACATAAAACCCCGTTAGATGATACCTTGCATATATTAGACGCCGAAGGGAAACCGACGCAAATAATAACCAACGACGGAACTATAAAAACGCAAGATTTCGGCGGCGCCCCGGTTTTATTTTCCGGTACATTAGACGATTTAGCAAACAAGCTAAACGATATATATTTTAACAACCAAGTAACAAGCGCCGGCGGCGGCGGCGGCGGCGGCGATGCAAGTGCGGCAAACCAATTAATACAAATAACCGAAGCGCAAAAGTTAACCAACGCAAACGCCCCAAGCCAAGAACAAATAATAAACCCGGCGGCGGTTGTTGTTAGCGGTTGGAAAAAACTTAGCTTTGTTTGTTCCGGGGCTATTACGGTAACAATAGACGGTAATAGTATTATTTATCCGTTTAATTTAGGCGGCGCGCAAATATTAGGCGCCGACTTTGAGGCCGACAATACAAGCGATAACGCCGTAACTTTTAACGGCACCGGTACCGTTTTAATAACTAAAAAACAGGCTTAAAATGGGCTTTATACAAAAGAATTTACAGTCAATTGGCTTTTTTGCACAAACGGCACAAGGTCCAACGGTAACAAATACCACAACCGAAACCGATATATTAGGCGCCGGCGTTGGATCGTTAACAATACCGCCTAATTCTTTTAAAATTGGCGATTGTTTCCACGCGAAAACCGGCGGTTTAATTTCAGCACAAAACGGCGACGATTTAATAATAAGAATTAAAAACGGGGCTAATGTTTTAGCTAGTACGGGCGTAATTTCTTTACAAGCCGTAACGGCTTTACCGTTTGAAATTGAAATTGATTTCACTTTTAGGGAAATAGGGCTAACGGGCCAAATTTTCACGAATGGCAATTTTGCATATAATAGGAACGTAGGCAGCTTAGAGGGTTTTGTATTTTCGGACTTGCAAAGCATTAATACAACCGCGTTAAGTACTTTAATGATTACGGCCGAATGGCAACAATCCAAAACACAAGATGTAATTTTTACAGATATGACAAACCTTTATAAAACTTTTTAATATGGCTTTTACAATACAAAGCGGCGGCGGTTCTAATATACCGCAAATAAAAGAAACATCTATAAATTTTTTGCCTGCCGGTAATACAATTTTAACTGCTAGTGTTAACCAAATATCAACCCGAATAAAAGCCGTTCCCTTTCAAATTTTTGGGGATATAAATACAAAAGGTATTATTTTTCAAGTAGCAAACCCAAGTACGGCAATTTTACATCTAGCTTTGTATAAATATGACTATTCGAATGATATTTGGGATATTGCAACGGAACAAATGGACATTAATATAGCAGCAACCGGAATAATAAACCAAAATTTTACCACCCCCCAAAATTTAAAGCCCGCCCTTTATTGTATAGCATTTAGAGACAATAATAGCACCGGGAAGGTACTTGGACTATTTAAAAACCGTTCAAAAAATAAATTTAGTGGCAATTTTACAAGTATGTCGGCTTTTTATAATATGATGAGAACAAATGTAATAAGCTATTCGCCCACACTACCAAATCAAATCGTCCTTCCGTCTAGCAATTTTCAAGAATTAAACTATCACGAATTTTTCCAAATAACATTCTAATGGATTACTATAAAATTTTTAAGGGGCTTTGGTCACTAATAAAACAGTTTGCAAGTTTAGAGGATGCAAAACTATTTGCAACCGAATTGGGCGACGGTTACACGGCGGAATTTTACAAAGAATACACGCCACCAACAATACAAGAAAGATTACAAAATGATTTAGATTTCGGGGCGCACTTAATTTATGTATTTGTAGAAGATAATAGAACTATGAATATAACGCCCCAACAAAGCGAAGCGGTTTTAGTAAAATTTAGGGATATATTAGCCTTTTCACAAACCGGCGCTATAAATTCAATACAAAATTATTTACCATTAATACCCACGGACGAAGTATTTACACAACAAAGAAAAGATAAATACATAAACCTAATTAATAATTATTTACAACAATATTTATAATAATGGATTTCACTGTATTATTTCAAAGGTTTGCCGAACAAAGCCCGTTGATTATTCTTTGCGGCTTAATAATTTGGCAATTATTGAAAATGTATAAAGAAGAAAAACAACTGCTAAGAACGGAACGCCTAGAAAGACAAAAAGAAGTAACCGGGTTAATTAGTAATTATACTATCGAAATAAGACAAATTAACGATAAACACACGGCCGAATTAAAAGAATTAAACGAATACACCCGAAGCCGGGACCTAGAAACACAGGAAGGGTTAAGCGGAGCCGTTGTTGCTATAGAAGCAATACACCAATTAATAAACCAAAAATTTAGGCTTTTAGATTAAATAAAATATTATGTTATGAGTACGAAACAAATAGAAAGCGACCACGAGCAAACAGTAATAGAATTTATCCAAAAGCAAAAGGAACGTATTAAACGGCTAAAAGATCGTTGTAATAGAAACAAATAAACACGAAAAAAAATAAAATTTTCCTTTTTTATTTTAATTAGTTGGCCCCGGTCTATTTATTAGCCGGGGTTTTTTTATTCTTTTTGTTGTTATTTTTTTGCAATTAACAGTAATAAATTATACTTTTATAGTGATCTCGTCCGGGGCGCCTTTTAATAATTTATATTTTATAAACTATTCTTTGAAAAAATGCTACTGATTCGCGTCAAATTTGCGCCCCGGTTTTTAAACAACTAAAAAAAATAAATATGTTACCCGAAGTAAAAACGGCAATAAGCGACGCCGTACAAAACAAAATAAACGAAAGCGGCTATAATTGGCATACGTTACAAAAAGTTAAATTACGCGAAGTTTGGCCCGGGTTCCCGGTTGAACATACGACGCTATATAAAATATGTAGACACCCTAAAGTAAATATACATCGAAATAGTGTAGCCGGCTTATTAGACTTTTTTAATATTCCATATATCGAAAATTACGGTATAATTAGTTTAAAAAAACAACCGGTTTAATATGCTTTGTATTGGAATAGATCCGGCATTTAGGGCCGGCGGTTTTAGTCTTTGTATTATAGACGGTTCAAAAGTTACCTTTAAAACGTTTAAAAACGGCTTTTTAGGCTTTTGTACTTGGTTTTATAATGATAGCCCCCCGGCGGCGGTCGTTTGCGTAGAAAACAGTAATTTAACAAAAGCTAGTTTCGATATAAGCGGCAGCAAGTTTGTAATAGCAAAAAAAGCGCGTAACGTTGGAAAAAACCAAGCGATAAGCCAAAACACGGCCGACCTTTGCGCTACTAAATACAAGATAATAAACGTAACGCCAAAGCAAAAAGGTAAAAAGTGGAATAAAGAAACATTTAGCAACGTATTACAAAACGAAGGCCACCAAATAGAAAAAAAGCGGACCAACCAAGATGAACGGGACGCGTACAAATTGGCTTTAATTGCCCTAAAAAAGCCGTTTTTAATAGAAAATTGAATATTTTTTACTTTTTTTTATTCTTTTTGTTCCAAAAAATTTGGAATAAACTAAAATAGTTGTATATTTACATTATCAACGATAACAAAAACAACTAAAATTTTAACAAAATGGAAAATTTAAAAATTGGCGAATTAGTTAAAAGTAAAATACATAAAAACGGTTTAACAACTTGGCGTATTTTGGATATATACAAAAGCACGGTAAAAAATAGAATTTATGTATTTTGCGAAGCCGCACACGATACAAAAAAAACATACGGTTTCGATTGTATTAAATACGAATTTAATTTAAATGATATAGAACCAATTTAAACAACAACTAAATTTATAACAAGTGACAACAATACAAAAAAGAAACCTAATATTTGACGCCCCAAACGATGCCTATTATAAATTAATAGACACCCGGGCAAAGTATAACGAATTTAAAAAAGTAGAAGCTAAAAAATCCGCTAAGGTTTTACCAAAGACACCCACAACAAAAGATTTTAGTATTTTAACTAAAACGGTTTTATACGATCTTTTACTAATGGATAAAATTTAATTATTAATCATAAACAACTTTTTAAAATGGAAAATTTAAAAAAATCATTAGAAGCCGCACAAAACAAAGCGGCCCAAAACCGCCCCGAATTAATAAACCTTGAAAAATTTACAAGCGTTTTAAATAGCGCGCCGGCTGCATCAAAAATTAAAAGCCGTCAAGGTATTAACTATTTACCTATTAGCGCAATTGAAAGCGATTTAGACCGCCTTTTTGCCGGCCTTTGGCAAATTAAAAACCTAAACTATAAAATAGTTGCAAACGAAATTTTAGTAAGTTTAGATTTAGAAGTATTCCACCCCGTGGCCAAAGTTTGGATATGCCGCGCCGGCGTTGGCGCTTGTATGATTCGCCAACGTTCCGGCGCCCAAATTAGCGATATAGACGCCAAACTCAAAAACGCTTTGGTTATGGATTTACCACACGCCAAAGCCGAAGCGATTAAGAACGCCGCCAAAAGTTTAGGCGCTATCTTTGGCCGTAATTTGGCCCGTAAAGCCGCCGACACTACCGACTATAAACCCGTATTACTTGACAAATTAAAATCTTTAAATTATGCAAACAATAAATAATAGTTATACCGAAAATAAAAAGCGCCTTAAACATAATATTGAACAACGTACGCCGGAATGGTTAACTTTACGTTTGGGCCGCTTTACAAGTTCTAATATATTTAAGCTAATGACAAACCCCCGGTCAAAGGCTGCAAAAGAAGCCGGCGAACTATCCGCCACGGCTAAAAGTTACGTTTTAGAAAAGGCCGCCGAATTGGTTTATAATACGCCGGCGCCGGTTGCGTTTTCGGCTGCTATGGATTGGGGCAACGAACACGAAGAAACGGCCGTAAAAGCCTACGAAAATATAAGCGGTAACAAAGTTAGCCCGGGGGCCTTTTGGACGTTTGGCGATTATACCGGTACAAGCCCGGACGGCTTATTAAATGAAACCGGCACAAACGAAAGCGGATTAATAGAAATAAAATGTCCTTACAACCGGGTTAACCATTTAGAAAATTGTTTAACACTAAAAACGGCCGACGATCTAAAGGCAAAAAGTAAACAATATTATTACCAAGTGCAGCACCAACTATATATTACCGGCCGCGCTTATTGTGACTTCGTTTCTTTTGATCCTAGACTTTTAACCGGCGAAAATTGGGCGCTTTGTTGTCACGCGGTACGAATAGAACGCAATGAAACCGAAATAGACGAAATAGAACGCAAAATAAACGGCGCGGCCGAATACTTAGAAACAATAATAAAAGCCCTATAAAGGCTAAATTTTTGACAATAAAGCCGCGTATAATGTTACGCGGCTTTTTAATTTAAAAACTAATATTATGCTATTTAGTAAAACGCCGCCAATATTAAAGCCATATCAAAAAATAGTAACTTTAAAGCGGACCGGGGCCAATATTGGCGCGGTTCCAACTAAAGGCGCTAAATTGTACGAATTAGACGAATATAAAAGCATTACGCCAAACATGGATTTATTTTATTTATTTGAATCCAAAGGCCGGCTATTTTTTGAAGTAAAAAGCTACGAAACCGGCCAATTTTTAGCGCCTAACAATTGTATTATTTATATACAAAAAGATCGTTTTTTAAAAAATGTTGATAATTTTATAAAAATAAAGTAAAATACTTTTTTAAGCCTAACGCACTGTTTTATAGTGACTTATAAAGAATTATTTAGTTTTTGGCGTTTATTAATTCAATTATTTTATTAAAATTGTTGTAAAAAATTTGGAACATTCGATAATATAAACGATATTTGATTTATCAACAACAAGGAAATAATTAAACAACTAAA